TTCGCCCCCGTCTACCAAGTCAACCCTGACATTCGTGGCCTCACCGAGGACCTTCAAGAAGTCCGCGAGCGAATCCGCGAGACCTTCTTCAACAACCTGTTCCAAACCATCAGTCAATTCGAGACGCGGAGCAACGTCTCCGCCACTGAGATCGACGCGCGACGGGCTGAGTCCCTCGTGATGTTGGGTCCCGTGCTGGAGAGGATCGAACATGAGTTGCTTGCTCCGATTGTTGAAAGGGTCTTCTCAGTTATGTCTCGGGCCGGAATTTTGCCCCCGGCTCCACCAGAAGTCCAAGGAAACCCCATTAACGTCGAATTTGTTTCCATGCTCGCTACTGCTCAGGCAGCCGCACAGACTGGAGGCATTGAACGCCTTCTGGGCGTCGCAGGGAATCTCGTCGCCATCGATCCCGCAGTCATGGATAACATTGATGTCGACTACGCCCTCGACAAGTTCTCCTCGTTGATGAACAATGATCCGAGGCTGATTCGGTCGCCCGAGCAACTCAAGGCCATCCGCGATCAGCGAATGAAACAGCAACAGGCCGAGGCCGCCGCTCAACAGATGGGCATGATGGCTGACAACGCGCAGAAGATGGCGGCTGCTGGCCAGACCCTTTCGCAGACCGATGTCGGCGGCGGCCAGAACGCCCTCGAACAGATGACCGGCGTTAGCGCATGAACTACAACGCGGGGAACCGGCAGGATGTCAGACGACTCGAGAAACAGGCTAAAGTTGAGGAGGCGGCGCGTAAGGAGGTCGTGGTTGGGATCATGGATAGTGAAGCCGGCCGACAGTGGATGCATGACCGACTGTCTGGTTGTCACTTGTTCTCCACGTCCTTCTCCCTTACCGCGCTCGAGACTGCGTTTAAGGAAGGCGAACGGAACCAAGGCTTACAGCTGCTGAACGACGTTATGTCGTCCTGCCCCGATCAATACGTCCAGATGATGAGAGAAGCAAATGTCAGACACGAGCTTAGCAACACCCGGTTCAGCCGAAGCGATCGAACGGACCCCGACGGGGGAGATAGTGGATCAGACTTCGAAGAGGGCGGAAGCCGAGTCGCCGGAAGCGACCTCGACGAAGGAGACTACAACTGAGGCCCCGTCGGTCCTCAACGAGGGCGACAAGGACGCCGACAAAGGCCCGCCCGCGAAGTACGAGTTCAAGCTGCCGGAAGGCGCGCAGCTGGACGAGAAGGCCGTCGAGGAGGCCTCCGCGATCTTCAAGGACCTCGGCCTGAATAACAAGGGCGCGCAGCGTCTCGTGGACTTCTACACCGCGAAGATGGCTGAGATCGCCGACGCCCCGCAGAAGGCGTGGACCGACACGCAGAAGGAATGGCAGGCCCAGATCAAGAACGACAAGGAACTCGGCGGGAAGCTTCCGGAGGTCAGGTCAACGGTTGCGCGGGCCATCGACTCCCTCGGCGACCCAGCCCTTGCCAAAGAGTTCCGCTTGGCGATGGACGTGACCGGCGCGGGCAATCACCCTGCGTTCATCAAAACCTTTTACAAGCTCGCTCAGACCATGACGGAGGGGAAGCACGTTTCTGGCACGGCCCCTTCGAAGTTCGGTCAGGCGGCACCGGGTTCAACCGAACGGCCTTCGACGGCCCGCGCGTTGTACCCTAACAATCCGTAGGCCCAGCCCCATGGGGGATGAACAGCACAGCTTAGATGGGCTATTGATACACTAACCCCTTTAACCCTTAGGAGCCTTTCATGGCAACAATCGGCAGTACCGCACTAACGTATGCGGACTGGGCTAAGCGGATGGACGACGGCTATCATGTCGCCTCGATCATCGAGCTTCTCTCCCAGACGAATGAGATCCTCGATGACATGCTGGTCATCGAAGGCAACCTCCCAACCGGACACAAGACTACGGTCCGCACGGGTCTTCCTCAGGCAACTTGGAGGCTCTTAAACGATGGTGTCCCCAATGCCAAGTCCACGACCGCGCAAATTACTGATACTTGTGGAAACCTCGAGACGTATGCCGTTATCGACAAAGACATCGCTGACCTTAACGGGAATACGGCAGAGTTTCGACTTTCGGAGGTCAAGGCTTTTCTGGAGGGAATGTCCCAACAGGTCGCCTCGACGATAATCTACGGGAACCAGCACATCAACCCGGAGCGGTTCACCGGCTTCGCGCCGCGGTACTCCACGAAGACCGTCGCGTCCTCGCAGACCGCGAACAACGTCCTCGACGGTGGCGGCACCGCCTCGACGAACACCTCCATGTGGATCGTCACTTGGGGCAGCGACACCCTCCACGGGACGTTCCCGAAGGGCAAGATCACCGGCCTGCAACACCGCGATATGGGTGAGTGGCCGGTCGCCGGGTCCACCGCGAACACGACCTTCCAAGCCTACCGCGATCACTTCAAGTGGGAGATCGGCCTGACCCTCCGCGATTGGCGCTACTGCGTCCGCGTCGCCAACATCGACGTGACTCAGCTTACGGGCGTCTCAGCAGCCAACCTCATCAACCTGCTGGTCCGGGGCCTCTATCGTATGCCGACCGCTCCCTCGGGCGCGACCGCGATCCAGACCTCTGACTCCCCGGAGGTCCGGGCGAACATGGGCCGCGTGGTCGTGTACTGCAACCGCGTGCTCCGCACCTACCTCGACCTTCAGGCCATGAACAAGACCAACGTGCTCCTGCGCTTGGAAGAGTTCAACGGCAAGGTGGTCACGACATTCCGCGGCATCCCTGTCCGAACATGCGATGCTATCCTCAACAACGAAGCTCAAGTGACCTAAGGAGCTGACATGATCCTCGACAGTCTACTTTCCTTCTCTGCTGCCGCCGGTGATCTGATCACCACCTCGGGCGGTGTGGTTGTCTCCACGAATGTCATCGATCTCGGTATCGGTGCGACAGCGACCACTGGCATTCCGCTTTCGACCGCAGGCGGCGGTGCCCGTGACATTGGTATCGGCGACGACCCTGCAATGAAGATCTTGGTACAGTGCGGTGGCACCTTCGCGGGTGGCACCTCAATCATCATCGCTCTTCAGGGCGCGGTTGATGACGGCACCGGATCGCCCGCGGCGTTCTCGACGTGGTGGGTCTCGCCGACTTACCTGCTCGCGGGCCTTACCGCAGGCACTCGCCTCATGGATATGGACATGCCTCGCCCACCGGCAGGTGTAGCCGTTCCGCGTTTCCTCCGTCTGGGCTACACGGTTGCTGGTACCTTCACCGGTGCCACCAGCATCCTCAAAGCTTATCTCGTACTCGATCGGGACGACCAGATGTACCAGTCCACGAATAACGCCATCATGGGCGGTTATCCGGCTGGCATCAACGTCGCGAACTAGGAGGGATCATGAAGCGTCTTATCGCTTCGGCAGCGTTTGTCGGTGGCCTCGTAGCCATCGGCATCGCCACCGCTCAGCCCATTGTTCAGAATCAAATCTCCGGCAATGAGGTTCTTCAGACAGCGCAGGGAGTCGGTGGCACCGGCTCCTACATCGGCATCAACACCCTTCGAGGCTCGGAACCGATTACTACGAAGTCGGGTTCCGGTGCCGCGACCTCGACGGCCACCCCCGGATCGCTATGTTGGGTAGGTACAGCTCCCACGACTTGGGCTGTCACCCTCCCCGCAGCGCCGCCCGACGGGACTTACGTTCGTCTTTGCACGGACACCACCCTGACCACGATGGTCACTGTGACCGCAGGGTCGGGCGATACGCTCACCGCCGCCTTCACTTCGCAGACCCTTACCGCCAACGCCTCTTGGCCTTCTTGGCAGTACTACGCCACGACCAAGATCTGGTATAGGATAAGCTAATGAAAAAACTCAGCGCCGCACTTCTAATCCTATTCGGGCTGGCGAGTGCGGCGCTGGCCCAGTCACCGGCGATCAACGTCCCGGCCACGATGGCCTCGGCCCCGATCAACATCAGCACGGCGACCACGACTCTCTTAATCACCGGCATCAGCGGTAAGTTTATGTACGTCACAGCGATTGACGTAGTGGCCGCTGGTACCGGCAACATCCAGTTCATCACGGGGACCGGGGCGACCTGCGGGACCGGCACCGCCAACGTGACAGGCAACTACAACCTCGTCGCGCAGGCGGGCTTCGCGAAGGGCAGCGGCTTCGGCGCGCTGTGGGTGTTGCCGTCGGGCAACTCGCTTTGCGCGGTGACCTCAGGGGCCGTCGGC